GCGCGGTAAGTAAGCCCGCAAGGGAGATTGAACACGGCATACCCCGAAAAAATAAGGCAGTGATAATTAACACGATGTTTGACAGACTGGACAAATGAAACGCTACGGCAATATCATTGAGGAAATCGTGCAACCCGAAAACCTTGACAACGCGTTTTATTACGTTCTTCGCGGGGCGCGTGGTCGCACACGCACTGGGCGTTGGATGATAGCACACAAAGACGAGGTTTTGGATAACATTCGCAAGGATATTGAGGCAGGCACTTTCAAGCCACACGGGTACATACAATTCCCGTTGCGTGAGGGCGGTAAAATACGGCTTATTCAATCGGTCATTAAATCAGACCGCATCGCGCTTAACGCTATTATGTCCGTTGTGGAGAAATACTGCAATCCGAGTTTTATCGCGGATTCTGCATCGTCTATCAAGGGGCGTGGCTGCAAGTATTTGAGTGAGCGTATGGTTGAGGATATGAAACGAGATCCTGCGGGAACTCGTTTTGTTTATAAACTTGACGTTCGCAAGTACTATGATAGTATAGACCAAGACAAGGCTATGCAGGTATTTAAGCGTAAATTCAAGGATGCGCGATTGATTGCGATATTGGATAGTTGCGTGCGTATGATGTCAAAGGGTATCAGTATAGGCTTACGCAGTTCGCAGGTCATTGGAAATCTTTATTTGGACTACTATTTAGACCACGTTATGAAAGATGAACTGGGGGTTAAGTACTACCGCAGATATTGTGATGACATTGTGATACAAGCAGGCTCGTATAATGAACTTACACGTTTTGCGCGTATCGTTCACGAGCAAATGGATAAAGCGGGGTTGCAGATTAAAAGCAACGAGCAAATGTGGGACACGCAAAAACGCCCTATTGATTTTCTCGGCTGGATTCATTATGCAGACTATCACAAACGCATACGCAAGCGCACGAAGAAACGCTTTGTAAGGTGTTGGAATCGGGTAAAATCCAAGAAACGCAAGGTTGCTTTGATAGGTTCATTCTACGGACTGACCAAACACGCTGACGCGCGACATTTGTTCAAGAAAACAACTGGTATGACGATGAAAGACTTTAAGGAGTTTGGTTTTCAGTATGAACGCAAGGACGGGAAAAAGATATTTGACTGCCCGCTTGTTTCATTGACCGAACTAAACAAAGAAACAATCGTTGTACTGGACTATGAAACGGACATACACACCCAACACGGGGAGCGCACGCTCGTTTTGTTTGAACACCCCGAAAAGGGTAAGGGTAAATTCGTGACAAAGAGCGAGGAAATGCTTTCGGCTCTTGACTATATCAAGGCGCAGGACGGATTCCCGTTCCGTACAACTATCACAAGGGTTGAGATAGGTCACGGCAAATGGAAATATACGTTTAACTAATAAATCAAAACATCATGAATGAGTTTGAGAAATCAGTACGCGGTTATGCAGCAGCAGGTATTCCGCAGGTAGAGAATGCAGGTGACAACGTCTATATCGTTCGCTGGGGCATCGAGCCTAACATCGTGGACGGCGAGCAGCAAGGCGTCAAGTTCCTTACACGTTCGTTCAAGGGTATGCCCACACTGGGCGACCTCGTGGACGCAATGGTACGTGTTCAGTACACGGCATCGGACGAATTGGCATTGCTACGTCAGCGTGACGCGAAGGCCGATGAATTCGCCGAGTACAACGATTTCGTGGAGGCTTGCAAGGCCGAGGCAAAGACACTGCTCGGAAGTGGCAACGAGGCAGAGGCAGAGGCAGAGAGTGAGAACGAGGGTGAGGGCGAGTAAACGGGAGTGAGGCTATATGTTCGACAACCTGAATATGTACCCGGCAAAGGTGCTGGCAGGAATAGTGGCTGGGTTCGTTGGCGTTATGTTCGACAACCTGTTACCGCTATTCATTGCCGTTATCGTATTCGAGGTAACGGATTTCGTCACCGGCGTGATCAAGTCGGGTGTGGTAAGCAAGCGCAAGGGCGGGCGGTTTGCCTTCGAGAGCGTCAAGGCATGGCGCACGATATACAAGTTCGTGCTCATACTGATTGGCATTGTGCTGGCAGAGTTGCTCGACCAGACGTTCGGTAACGACGGCCGCCTGAAATTGGCCAACTACTTCACCGCCTTTTGTTGTGGCGTAGAATTCTGGTCGTTCCTCGAGAATGCGGCCGTCATCTGCGACCACC